AAAGTTTAGGAAACTTATGTCCTATTCTTGTAAATCAACCACTTGCAAGGATTTTTTGATTTTCTGTAGAACTATTGTAGAACTTCTGCAATTTCTATGGAAAATCCCCTGTCACCCGAAAGCGGCAGAGGATTTCTAATGCAACACCGATTTCGGATCGGATGGTGCAAAGATAGGCATTCCATTCCAAATAAACAAGCCGTGCGGACTTCACAGTTGGCACGGCTCAAAAAGTTCTTATGTTCCACAAATTATTTCTTCTTCTTTCGTTTCAACTCTATGTATTCAGAGTAAACTATCTTGGTGTACGGGCTGGAGCTTCTTATCTCCTGCCTTATGGCTTTTGTCCCCCATTTGAAGAACCACCATTGATGCGGCACTCTATGTACTACCTGAATGAGGGTATCTACTGTTTGAATCCTGCCAGTAAACATACCTTTGTCAATAGTACCGTCAAGCTCAACCCACGGATCTTTGAATGTGATCCTTTTCAATGTGTCTATCAAGGTAGGGCGAACTGGAAGCAACTTCAAACTATCCGGCACACGGTAAACTATGCTATCCCGTACTTCCGTCTTTATCGGCACTTCCGTTTTCGTTGCAGTCGTTGAAACAGACTGGATGCGCTTTATCTTCACATTGAGATCCTCAACCGTCTTAACAAGCTCATCGCAATGTTTCTGTAGCTCCGACTTAGACAACTCCAATGATTGAACGGATGCGGCATACTTGCCGGATTCTGTCTTGTAGTAGGCTACATCCTCCAGCAGTGCTGTCTGGTTGTTCTGTAGTCTGTCACGCTCCGTTTGGAGCGATCGGACACGGTGTGATAGGAAAGCGATTGCCGCCAAAAGAACGGCAAACGCTATGATTACATACTTACGCATACTTCTCAATGTATTTGGTTATTGAATCCACATGAAGTTTCACAACAGCCGCCTTGCCCTCCGGGGAAAGAAGAAACTTGCAATCCCTTTCGTTATCCATGAAGAAGTTTTCTGTAAGTACAGCCGGGCAAGTGGTTTTTCGGAGAATGTAGAAATTGCTTTCCCAATCACCGTCCCCATCGCTCCAATCACCACGGATCTTCCAGTCATTACCGAACATTTCTTTTGCGGTGTCCCAGAAGATCTGCGCAAGATCATCGGCTTTTGTTTTTCCGGGATAGGTGTGTATCTCCCAGCCTGTACCCTTTCCATTGGAAGCGTTTACATGGATAGATACAAGGATAGTCTTGCTCTTACCATGTTTTGCAGCCGCTTCATTGGCTCTTCTGGCTCTCTCTGCCAGCGGTACATCTACACTTTCCTTAACCAGTAACTCGCAATCCACACCTTTTGCGATAAGCTGGTTATATACAGCGTTTGCTACTTCTCTGGCATACTGCCATTCAAACAACTGTGAGCCATCAGCCCATTTTGGAGATCTTTTGCCCGGTGTATTTTCACCGTGCCCGTTATCAATCAGTACCAACATTGTTTTGTTCCTTTCCTTTTTTGCTTCGTTCACTAATTGCTTTATTTATTCCACCGCCAGCCATGAAACCACCGATACAGAGCATGAATACTCCAAGAGCATCAAGATCTGTTTTCAGATAGCCGTTGGTGCATACATCCCATATAAGGCAAAATCCGACACACAGCCCGATAAACGCACCTACCAGAATTGATAGTACAAGCGCAAAGGATTTGCTACTATCAAGCGTATTAGCCCTTATCAGACTTTTTAGATACTCCGCTATCCTTATTCTCTGCATTGCTCTTCTTGTTTTCAGTTATATCATCATCTTCATAGAAAGCATCATAATCTCCAGAGGCAAGTTTTTTCAATCGGCAATAAGTCCTTTTAGGTAGCCTACCCTTAAAGCACTCATCATCAGGTCTGACACATTCATTGTGTCGTGCCTCTCTTAGCGCAAGTTCCAACTCCGCATTTCTCTTGATCAGATCCAGCCTCTCATTTTCAAGTGAGCGTACTTGCCTGTATAGCTCATCCACTTTCTCGTTCAGAGATGAAATTTCCCTTTTTGCATCATCTACCTCTTTTCTTACCCTATGGTAATCCTCAATGATAGACTTATATTCCGCCTTAAAAGCATCTGCCGCTGTAACACGGTTTATATTTTTCCTGTTAAGAAGATACTTTAAGAACTCCAATCCGCCAAGTGCTGTTACTACGGAGGCAAAGGCAAGTAAAATTTCTTTCCAGTCATTCATTACCTTTTTCTTCTATACTTGTTACGTTTGTAATACTCGAAGTTATCCTTATCCTCTTGCGTGATCTTTGACTTCGGAGAAAAGAACTTGAATCCAGTGTTATTTCCAAAGCGCACTACCTTAATGATAGCACGGAATGGGAATGTTCGGTTTGGATTGCAAACCACATCTTTCAGCCTCTTGCTATCGGTGAAAAATGCGGATCTTCCTGCACCCTCACCAAAAGCAACAAGCGTTCTCGTTCCGTTCTCTGTCTGCACATCAGACTTTACGCCAGTGAATACGATCACTTCATTAATTAGGGCATCCACGCTGGAGTATTCGCAATCAAACAGATCACTATCTCCAGCGTTGGAATCCAGCTCATCTTCAAAATCTTCAATCATACTATAAATCAGTTGGAATGTTGTACGTTTCGGCATCGGCATCAATCATGTTGCGTATAGCAAGACGATCTTTCAAAAAGTCCTCATAAGGCTTCTTGTAGCTCTCATCCAGCAGTCTGAGCATGGCAGACTGGTATTCATTCATCAGCTTGCTTTCCGTCTTAGACGGGTACTTTGCAGTAAGCAATGTGCTGAAAATGTTGTCCGCTGTCTTTGGGTATTCCACCCTAACGCTGTCATACTGGAACATCTTGCCAGTAGCCTTTTCGTCATCGTCAGAGGTAACAGTTATGCCACCCTCTTTTTCCTTGATTACCGATACTTCTTTGATGTTGTGGTTGTACATGAATGTACCCTGCCCGTTGTACAAGTCATAGATAACCTCCGGCTTTTCGTCAGCCAGCAACCCGATAAATAATCCTGTTGTTTCCATTGTTCAAACATTTATTAAAGATGAATTTACTGTGTTCCTCCGAGCATCTGATTACCCAGCCGTATTCAGACGGGAAGAGGTGTTTTACATCGTTCATGTCTTTGATCTCGTATCTCTTCTTGACTTTGTTCAGCTTCCTATAGAACCTCATAAGTATGCCCTTGCGGAGCAAGATACCGTAGTGATTCTGTTTGAAGCCAACATAGTCTATACAACGATCATCGACCGGGAAGATCTGCCAGTTCGGTTTTATCTCCAGTTTCAGTTCCGAAGCCAAGTAAAGCCCCATCATGTCAAGTATGAAATGCAGTGCTTCCTTGCTGGAGCAAAGGACTACTATATCATCCATATATCGGTAGTAGTATATCTTCACCCCAAATTTCGCCATCACCATTCTTGCAAGATCTTCTTTCACCCAGTGATCGAAGTATGCGAGGTATAGGTTGGCAAAATACTGGCTTGTGAAATTACCTATTGGCAAACCGATTGTTTTACCGTTGCTATCTATAATTCTATCCAACAGCCAAAGCATCTGATCATCCGCTATGGTGTAACGGATTATCCGCTTCATAGATGCGTGATCCACATTGTCGAAATACTTTCTTATATCTATCTTCAAGCAATACTTAGTGCCTTTCTTATCCAGCATCATATCCCTATGCAGATCTTCCATGCACTTGTGTACGCCTCTACCTTTGATGCAAGCGTAAGTGTTTGACGTGAATATGTGCGTCCAATGTTGCCCAAGCACATTGATAACGCAATGGTGGACTATACGATCAGGATAGAAAGGTGCAATCATAATCAGCCTTTCTTTCGGCTCATATATAGTCTTAGTCTTGTATTCTCCCGGCTGGTAGGTCATATTCCTTAGCTGGAAATACAAATCTGTCAGGCACTCAATAATGTTATTGTTGAACTTCCGTATCTCTGTACGATCGCCCTTGCCTTTCTGTGCATTATATTGCGCCCTAACGAGGTTTGCGGATTCGTAGATAAGAGGATAGATATTCTTTAGCTTCTTGCTTTGGGATATATAGAGGCTACCAGTATCGCCAATATAATATCCGCAATCCTCCATATCACTATAGCCGTTAAACATCGTATCGCTACTGTAACATAAGCCGTATTCTGTCTTTATCAAGCCCATTGTGCCGTTGGTCTAAATCGGAGCGTTCAATTACTTACTAACACCGTTTTAATTCGTCTTTTTTTACCAGCTACCAGCAGTGCCGATAGCCCCTGTGTGGTAAGGTCATGGTGATCACAGTTATATCTTGTAAAGTTGAAACCACGGTAAAAGCGGAAACCAATGTTCGCATTCGAGTTCGAGGAGCGATTATTCGTATTCAGATAACCGAAACCCGCATTCGCACCATTATTCGCATTCCCAGCGAGCAGAGCACCACCTATCACCATCAACCTGTTTATTCTCATTTCTTTCTCAATTCACGTTCGCAAAAAAGCCCCCGTGTACCGCCGCTTTGCAGTCCGTTAAAAACGGCACAAGCGGAAACCAATGTACGCACTCGAGCTCGAGGAGCGATAAAACGTAGCCAGAGAACCGAAACCCGCAGACGCACCATTACTCGCATCCCCAGCGAGCAGAGCACCATACCAGCCCGGAGAAGCCCAGCCGGAATCATCTACACAAGTGTAGAAATAATCACAGCCACCAGCAGCGGCAGAACCACCTACCGTTTCAGGGAAAGCATAGCCCTTGCTTGAATGGGCGAACTGTAGGATATATCCATCATTGCGTGGCAATTCAGTGATAGCCTCATAGCCATCTGGCACGGAAGTAGCGGAATCGGAGTGTGAAGTGAATTTGGTAGGATCTTCACAGACATAGGCGATAGAAACATCTGTCTTGTGCCAGATAAGCACATCATCCGCAAGATACCAAAGGTATTCATAAGGCACTTCCAATCCACGATAAGAAGTAACCTGTACCGTCTTATCGCCACCAGTCCATCCCTTGATCACATAAGGCACTCTGCCTGTATTGTTGCCCAGCGTTGCAGTCACACCGCAAGGGATGAAAGGCTTATAGCCGCCCCAAGTGTTCCATTCCGTACCGTTCACAGCCGTACCGTTGCCCAGTCCGCCTTGATGATACCCCTCCGAGGTCAAAGATTCATTGTAGGTGTCCTGACAATGAAGAGAAGCATACTCCAGCCTCTGCAACCAAGCGATTTCATTGTACACACGGTACACGCCCAAGTGAGTGCCATTCTTGCAAGCGGCACGGGCTGTTACCTTAGAGATAGAAGTGCGAGGCATACCAAGCATGGAGTTGTAAGTGCCATCTTTGGCAGCATCGCCAGAGCCAGAACCACCCCTGTAGTTGGCAGCGTTGGCGGTCAGCTTCACATAGCCGCTTGCATCACGGGCGATATTGTCACCGTCCCAAGTGAGGAAACAGCCGGAAACGGCTTCATTCGTATCAATCTTGATAGTAGCAAACCACGGAGATACCGTTTTGCGCTCCATCTTGACAAAGCCCGGCAATGGATATTCAGAGTAGGCACGAATCCACTTTGTACCCTCAATCTCCAGCCTGAAATAATACTCCGGCTTCTCCAGCATCACATTACCGTCCGTGCTGTCAATCACAGCGGCAGCACCGCTGTCTTTCTTACGGCTGTCATTCGGATGCAAGTAGTATTTTACCGATCCGTCTGGATTCTCAACGAAGCGTTTCAGTTTCGCCTGAATCGGAAGCGTCTTGTGCAAGTCCAGATTACCAACTCTTTTGAGCTTGTAATCACGGCTTGTAAAATCTCCCTCTATTCCGTACCACATATCATACGGATATTGCGGTTTCGTGTTACCGCTACCTAACAAAAGTCCCATATCAGTTGTTTCTAATGATTTCACCTGCACCCCAATAAATCTCATACTTCTGCAAGTCTATAGCGTTTGGGGCAATCTCCACTATAGCCGCTGGTGTCCAGTCGCCAACTGGTACTGGTATGTTGCCAAACGAAGTATCACAGATCAGCTTGCAATTCAGAAGCGTATCGGTAGCCATTTCCGTTGCGCTCTTGCTACGCACATAGACCGAAAACGGCTTGCCGCCAAGATTGAATCCCTTGCTAAGATCCGATACTTGCCCTTTGGCTAACACTCTAAGGCTGTACATATCATTATCCATAATTCACCAAGTTAATTTCTAACTGCAAATATACTTATTTATGTGTTCCTCAAACACACTTTTAGACGAAAAAATATGCCCTCAAACCATTATACACCTCCTTTCCATATAAGATAGATTACTAAGGCTTGCAAGATTTGACCTACCAAGCCGCCTAACAGCGTGGCAATGAGATCCAGCCAGTCCCATTTGCCACCGTAGGCACGATCCTTAAACTCCATACCAGCCGCCAATCCTGCCACAAACAGAATCGTCAGCAAAAACGCACATGGTATAGCATACACCAAATGCTTTGTCCTGTTGCTTTCTTTCAGCCAGTTCATAAGCTATTAAGTTTAACTTGTTTTGCTTCAAGTTCGTTTATCTGATCTCTTATCGCTTGCCTCTTGCTGTTCAACGACACTATATCATAAGGCATTTCCTCACCAACCAAAGAAAACTCATAGCATTTTATTACCTTGTAATCATCATCTCTTAGTTGTTTCTTTAGTCCGTCTATTACCGTTTTCAAGTATGCGTTATCTGGAACTTTCTCATACTTGTATGATATTCTATCTCCAGCATCATAAGGAATTATTTGAATGGTATAATATGGATCTCCAGAATCCATCTTCTCATCATCAACAAGCTCAACAGGCTTCCACTTATCGCCCATTTCTGCAAGCTGTTCCGCAATAGTAACCGTTTTGGATTTCAAATTGCCGTCCTCATCCTTATACATGATTTCGTGAGGCTCTAATATCTTTGAAACCAAATATCCATCTTCATTTATGTAACCGTACTCTTCCATATTTCATTATTCTTGTATTAAATCTGGTAATTGATTGATTAGCCATGCCGAGGTTTTTACCCCATTAATATATCCAACAGTAAATATAGCTATAGCCATTCTTCCACAAAGAACTTTATGATAATTGTTTGGTGTGTTGTCATCATACAATTTCTGACCGCTTTTTGCCCGTATAGTCATAGAGCCAGTCCACCATTGTTTGAAAAATATGATCCTGCCTATTACACCATCATTAGGTAAATAAACACTTTTATCACTACTTGAATATCCTATAACGAGCGATGTAGTTTCAGATAAGTAGGTTGTTCCATCATTATCATCAATAATTTTAGTGCTAAGGAAAAGACCTGCCGCCATTAGTTTTTGAAAATATCCACCGTATTCTGGTGCATTACCACTATTAGAGGCATAACCATATATACCAGCGAGCATATTTTCATTATCCCATACATTTGAGCTGACATTTCCATATCCAATACCAACTATAGCTGCCTTTCTTGTTATTCCTGTAGATAGTGCAACTGCTTGTGTTTCTGCATTGTTGCAAAATATTCCAGTAGGAGACATATAGGCTACACGTGATGTGTTGCTTTTACTTCTTGCTTCAACAGTTCCGTTATTTGCATCAATCGTGATCTTAGATCCTTGCGTTGTTGCCTCTGAATAGTCTCCACCAGATCTACTTGATTCAATCAGTATGCGAGCCATTGAAGCATCCAAAGTAATCTTGTTGCCTGATCCGAGTGTTGATACAATCTTTCCCCCTTGTATAAACCAGTCGCCAATACTTGCTCCCTCTGCGAGTAAAAGGTTTGTAGCTATGCTTTCAAATTGCGCTCCAAATGGATTCCACTTGCTTGTATTTGTTGGCACTACATTTGAGAATGTATCAGCATCTATACGGGCAATATAGTATTGGTTGTTGTATTTTACTGCATCCAATCTGTTTTTATTCCCATAATAGGTTTTTGAACTGCTGTAATCACCACGGTAAACCATTACCGGGCTATCTCCCTTGTCGCCTTTATCTCCTTTATCACCAGTTTCACCCTTTCCACCAGTGATACAAACAGCCTTAGTATATTCAGTAGATCCATCAGTAAGCACGGTTTTTGTTCTTGACCAAATATATTTCCCATCTTCCCATGTAGGAGCGGTAGTTTGCCATCCGCTTGTTGGTGCTGTCTTGTTGGAAGTGCTTTTAGCATATTCCACATCAACAGAATTTACCCCTACACCATCCTTTCCGTCTTTTCCATCGTAAGGATTGATACGGAAAGGTGTACACCAGTTCTGTATCAGTTTGTCGCTCTCTCCGCTTTTTACTTTGCCTATGTCTGTTGCTGACAAAGCACCGTTGTAGATCTTCACATCATCATAATAGACGGAAGATCCAAACATATTATCGTCATAAATGGAAAATCCTACTACCTCTTCATTTATGCTGCCTGTCTGCGCAAGCGATCCATTGATGAATACAGAAACCGTCCTGTCATTGAAACGCAAGGCAACATGAAACCAAGTGTTTTTTGATACGTTCAGGCTTTTCTCCACATACTCCCTGCCATTATATCCGTTCAGCATCCACCTTATAAGCGTCTGATCCGTTTTCATCCAGAAGCACAAGGTGAAACTTTGACCGAAAGGCAGATCATAAGGTATCTTGCATTCCCCGTCCTGACTTAGATTCATTGCATACCTGCTACCGTCTTGAATTACGGAAGCACCATTTGATAATGTGGCTTTCAAGCCATCAACACTATCATTCAGCGTGGTAGTTTCTCCGCTGTTTACAGGTATGTACAATGCAAGTTTGTCCGATAGTCCTGATTTCTTAGCCATCGTACACCACACGTATTCCAAAGTGCCTACAGACGGTATTTCTGTACTCCACCCAGCCGGATTTTCAGCATCAGCATCCAGAGCCGGAGGTGAAACGGTAGATCCGTTTTTGGCATACCTGTATTCATAGTATTCTCCAGTGGTTGCATCGCTACCAGCCGCACCACTTTCACCCTTAATCAAACTCCAAGTGTAATCAGTGGGGTTGTCGCTGTCTTTCTGTATGAAGTCCACATATTGCCCAATGTATGCGCCCGGCTCTTCACCGTTGTTTGCAGTGAACGACAATCCCCCGTTATCGCTATATTTGATATGCAGATAGGAAGTCTTTCCATCCTCACCATTTATGCCCGGCAATCCGTCCTCACCATTGAAGCCCTTGAATCTTGCCCATGTGTATTTTTTCGGATCGTTGCTATCAGCTTGCGTATAGTCCACATAAGTACCTATGTAATCAGACGGGGTTTCGGTCATTTGTGAGGCACTGGTTGGATTTTGCACGGAAGAGTATTTGATATGGAAATAGCTTGTCTTGCCATCTGCACCCGGAACACCCGGCAAACCATCATCACCCTTAAACTTGCTCCAAACATAATCTTTCGGATTTGTGCTTTCTGTAGCCGTTTCCTTGTTGGTGGCAATGCCTATGTACTTCGTTGAATCTTTCGGTTGCTGGTACATCGGGTTTCCATCGGCATTGTCAGAGTAGGCAATCCAAGTATAAAGCGTTTTCCCATCTTCTCCCGGCTCTCCCGGAACACCGTCCTTTCCCATAATGTCAGACCACTTGTAATCCTTTGGGTCGTTGCTTTCGGTCGCTGTTTCCTTGTTATATGCAAAACCTATGAAGCCTTTTCCAGTAGGGTTGTCAGAGATACCGTTTCCGTTTTCATCATCGGCATACCTTATCCATGTATATGTGGTTTTTCCGGGTAATCCGTCTTTACCGGGTAAACCATCATCGCCTTTCTGTCCCTGCTGCCCTTTCGCTACTACTTTCCAATAAGTCGTATTGGTTGGTGTAATTCCCTTTGCCGGAGTTGGATAAATGTACCTGTATGTACAAGTTTCCGCACCGTTGCTATAGCTAACCTCATCGCCTGTATAGTACACATATTCCTCGTTGTAATCTCCACGATACACACCGATAAACGACACATCGCCAGAATCGCTTAATAGGCGTACATTATGCAAGGTAAGTTGTTTTAATGCCGTCACATTCCAGTCAATAGAGCTTGTTGCATCACCGATTCTGAATTTGTTCCCGTCCAGATCCAAATAGCACTCTCCATCACTGGTTACAATAGTTCCCGTTGTGATAGTCTTTCCGTTGATACGGGTAAATCCGTAAGTGGTTACAAAATCACGGAAATTATCATCAGGATAGAGCGAACTAATGATACCTATCTGGAAATAGTAGTTGTTCGGATCTTCGGTAGGCTCAAACTTGTAGGGTGTCTGCGTAACGACAAACACGCCATTCGTTCCAGTCTTGCTACACTTCGCAAACACATAGTAGCCGCCTTGCTCCGATAGGGTAACGCTCAATTCGCCTAAAGTCCATTGCTTTATGGTGGTTTCGTCTATGGTAAGGTGTGCCAGTATGCCCGAAGAAGCATCAAACCTGTTGGCATTGCCGTTTACATTGGCTTGCATCACAACTCCGATCAAAACAAACTGCTGGCTCTTTGAGCCAACGGTAAGCATATTCGTATCAATGGAATTAGGACGTATGTTTTCCGGGTCAAAATAACCGTCCGTGTCATACACCATATTCCTTAGCTCTTCGGTCGTGCGCCATCCCCTACGGGCTTTGTTCAAATCTTTCAGGCGGTTTGCCTCTATGATCTTGTTATGCTCTATCACATCTATCACCGTCTGCTGGCTTATGGATATGGTGGTAGTGTCGGATAGGGTAAGGCTGTAATCGTGATCCACAAGCAAGTTACGGCTTATCTTCTGGATTCTTATGCTCTTCTCCACACCGAAACGCACATCACGCACTGGCACATAGTCCCCAACCTTGAACACGCTGGTTTCGCTATCATCCGGCATATTCTCCAGAAAATAGGAGCGATCAAAGGTCAAAGCATACTGCACTCTGGACTGTGTGCGTGGCTTGAAATCATCATACCCGGCATACCAAAGATCTTCTTCCGCATTATCCTCATAGGACTTTGGCAGATTTATATCCGTGATCTTATAGCTGTTTCCAACCTCAATGCGGAAAGCCTCATTGTCGGTGGTGGGTATGGTCAGCCCTCGTTTGTCAGTGAAAGGTATGATCGTGAACTTCTTAGCCGAATGGTCATATCCTCCATCTGCTTTTACTTCAAACTGCTGTCCGGCAAGCCTGCCAGTTATGAATGTGATTTTTGCCGTTACTCCATTGATAAGGTACTTTGTCCCGTTTTCGTCCTTTTCGTTCAGGTCGAAATCCATTGTATCATCAACGAATGAGTTTATATCATCCTCAACAATGGCAGTAACCTTTCCTGTACGCTTCGGGAAAATATCATCATATTGTTCGCTATCCTCTTCGCTGCCTATCTCCTGCGCCAGTTCCGCATCCTCAATATAACGCTTGGTATCATCATCAATACCGATCATTTCACTGTTTGCCGGGATAACAGTACCGTCAGCCAACGTATGCTCATTCTTATTCATACGCTTTGGGTAAGGCAGTTGCAAGCGTTCTGAATAGTCCCTGTAGTCGCTCCGTATGTTGGTAGTGCCGCCCTCCACCCAAAGACGGGTAATAATGGCTTTATCATCCACCTTTTGATCTTTGAGGGTAAACAAACCGCCACCCTTACCCCACTCAAAGTAATCACTTCCGCTTGGTGGAATAACCTTTGTGCCGAATTTTCCGATATGGATAGTACGCACTCCGTTATTTTGGGTAATGCGGAACTCCAGTTTGAAATTATCCTTGCTACATAGCGATTGCAACACCTGTAGGCAGTTCTGCCGTGAAAATGATATAGTGCGTGGCTCTGTGTCCGGGCAATTCGCTTCATCAAAAGCCCACAAGCCCGGATAATCACGGTTCATATTGTATATGATCACCTTGACGAAATCCCTAATGGAATAAGTAAGGTCAAAAGTCATGGAAGTAGATTTTCCGCTTTCGTCCGTATTCCTGTATTGGGCTTTCATCAGTTCATACATCACGCCATAGAATACTGCATCATACTGGTAGTATCTATCCGTTTTCATTTCACGGGCTACACGTGTGCGGATAGTGTACTCTTCTCCGCCCACTATGATTTTATCGCCTTTCTCGAAGTCCAGCAATTCAGTGGAGATAATAGACAACTGTATGTTATCATCACCCATCAGAGATATGTTCTGCGTTGCCGATTTTATGGTACAGAACGGATCTCTGCTGAATAGCTGGATAGTGCCGCCTTTGCGCTTGATTACTTCAATTTCTCCCATATCACGATCGCATTAGTGGAAAATTCCTCTATATCCTCAATCACACCGCTTACAATAATGTCGTATTCTCCGGCTTCGGTATAAGTGTGTTCCAAAGCTACATCCGTTCCATGCACATTGAATGTGTGGCTTCCATCGCCCCAATACACATTAAGGAACTTCGTGCTGGTAACGGTTATTGTAGCCTTGCTGTTGGCATTTCCGATATGGCGCAATACTTTTTTCACTGGCTCACATTCTACCAGCTTCAAAGAGAATGTGCCAACCATCAGATCATTGTTGTATGTCCCCCAAGTCTTTTCCACATCAACCTCATCAGGCACATACACCTCATACACCAGAGGCTTTGCCTTTCCGTCATACTCGCATTTCAGGCGCACCGTACCCTCTTTGTCGAATTGCTCCATAAAGAGATTTACCCAGTTTACAAACTCCGATCGGCTGGAAGCCTCTATAAAGCAATCAAGCGTGATCGTGCGCTCCTTGTATCGTGGTCGCTTCAAGTCAATCACCTTTCCGTGGTAGTTATCCCAATCCACTTCCAGACTTTCTTTCCTTTCCAACCTACCCAGAAGCCCGGAAGAAGCGGAAACATATACGCCAAAGTCTTTAGTGTTCTTTCCGTCTATATAGTATTCCACATCGGTATTTGCCTGTAGCTTCATTACCTCCGTGGCAGACTTTGCCACATTGAACAAACGCAACTCATCTATGAGTGACTTTGTACCGTTAAGGCTCTCATCATTCAGTGATAGACCTTTCGGAGTGCCGGATATGGTATCTTTGAAGATCCGGCTTGTGTTCTGGTACACCTCGAATGTGTTGCCGGACTTCACAAAGGCAAAGAAATACCAGTTGTTAGGCATTACGCTCACCCATTGCTCCAGATAGTTATCCACTCCGTCAAAGTTCAGAAGCCAGCCCAGTTTGTTTGTTGCCGGGTACACATAGCAACACAGCGTGAAATCACCACTTAGGGGTATCGCTTTATCTGTTTGGCATTCACCAGCACCATTCATAGACAAAGATTTACCGCTCTTCGCTATTTTGGAAAATGTTGCACCATCAGAAAGCGTTGCATCAGCCCTGCTTAATGAAAAATCGTATGCCTTGCTACCGTCCGGATCGTCAAACGGCAAGTAGAGGATTAAATTATTGTCTATCATATCCGTAAGTCTTTTTATTGGTTCGTATAATCTTAACTCTTCCACCAACGGTTTCAACGGTGGCATTACCGTACACATTCACAAGCACCTCTGCATCGCTGCCAGCCACAGCGATAGCAAGGTATGAATCATCGAAAACGTCAATGGTCACAATAGCATGGTCGCCAACAGTTACAGAGGCTTTGGAGTTGTGCCGGATATAGATGTTGGAAACGGTAAAACCGTCATACTCCAGCATCGCTTTGCAGTCCCCGTTCAGCACTACATCTTTCCTGTTTCTCTCCACCACCTCATCATCCACATACACACCGTAAGCCTCACACTTTCCTTTGAAGTTCCTGCGTATGAAGTCCAGTGTTGGATAGTCATTCTTTATGCAGAAGTCTATCCCTCGTATATACAATCCAGCAAGGGAATCCACACCCAAATCTGGTTTGAGTTTCATTTGCCACAAGCGGCACAATCCCTTAGCTATTCCATCCTGTTTGATTTGATGCACCAGTTCCATAATTACGATATTCCTTGTGATAGTAATGAGTTGTCTTTGTTCTCAATCCTTTTCAGGGTTTCTTTAATCTCTGTCAGTTCATCCGCACTTACCTTTGTGTTCTGCGCTATTTGAGCCTGATAGATAATGTTCTGCTTCATAATGGCTATCTGGTCGCTCTGGTTGATCACAAAGGCATTCAACCGCCCGGCAATCACACCGCCTGTTTCCTCGCTCATAGAAGTAACAGCACCAGTAAGGGGATCGGATTCCTCTTCTTCTTCCGTCTGATCCTTGATCCAGTCACCTACACCCTCCAGAGCCATATTGAACTTATCCGCACCCTCCTTAACCATTTCCTCAAACCGTTTCTTTTCATAGTCGGAAAGTACACCGTCTTGCATAGCTTCACCAAGATAAAGCACGGCATCATTAATGGCTTTTGCAAGGAACTGGCGTTTCAGAGCTTCCACAACCGCATTTTTCAGCGTTTCTTTCGTCACTTCGCCCAATGCTTTTGCGGCATCCTCACCTTGACAATAGGCATCTACCAGCGCATCGGCAAAATCATCTATGGCGGTTTGTACATCAGTTCCAGCAAGCGTTTCAAGCATATCACGCTCCAGATCCTCAATCTGCGTGTCAATGTCCTTAATGGCTTCTTCCCATTCGGCAATCTTATTGTTGTCGGTGTCCTTTTTATCCTTTTCGGCTTGTATCTGCTGTTTAATGAGTTCCTGTTGTTCCCGGAGATTCTGTTTCTGCAATTCGTAGATCTCAAACATATCTCCGTTGTTTTGTTCTTTCTCCAGAGCGTTTTTGAGTTCCTTTATCTGCTTTGTCAGTTGGGCATATTTTACGAAATTCCAACTTTGTAGAGCGACTACCTTTTGTTGCTCCAAAGCGGCTATTTCATCTTCAATACCTTGTAACCTTTGTTGATGTGCCGCCCTTTCCTCATCGCTGTACACCCAGAAAGTCTGATCGTAGGAGTGTTGCAGTCTATCAAAGGCATTGGATAGCGCATCCACTTCCATTTGTATGTTCTGTATTCTTTCCTCCAGTTCATCATCATTGTTAAACAGCCCGGCAATCCACTGGATAGCCTGTAAAGCAATGGATATGGCGGCAAGGATAACAGAGCCTTTTTCTGCCGTTGCTATGGCTGCTGACATGGCTATACCAGCGGTGGCAACACCCTGTATCATCGCAATAGTGGACTTTCCTGTTTCACCCAGTAAATCGCCCAGAACATCGCAACTGTTGATCGCATCATTTACGAAGTTGAAACAGCCCTCGGTTGCATCCGCAAGGTTGCTCCAGTCCGTCTTTATCTGCTTTGAAGTTTTCTTTGATCCGTCCTGCTGTTTCTTGAATACCTGTGTAAGTGAATTTCCAAGAGCCTTAAATGGGTTCACATCAAGTATCTTCTTCTTTGCCTCATCCAGTTTATCCAGAACTGCGCTAAGGTCTGCCGGATTCAGTTTCAGGTCGGCTGTATTCATCTTATCCTGAATATCCTTAACCAGCTTATCTATTTGCTCAACGGTCAAAGCATCCAAGTCGGTAAACAGATTGCGCCAACTTTCGCTCTGCATGAGGAAAGAAGCGTTTAAGGCAGAAAGAGCCTCATTCTCGCCCTCATTCAGTTTTGCCAGTATCTCTTCATTGTTTTGCGCAATGGCTTGTGAGCGCAACATCGCATACTCATCCTGAATGGCTTTCTTTTGTTCCTCATAACTCCGATAGTTGGTAAGGATCTTTTCCTGTATCTCCTTATCGGCTTCCGCCTGCTTCTCCGATACGAATAGGCTTGCTTCTGCTTGCTCATCAGCACCGACAAGCCCAGTACTTCCATTTGCCAGCCTTTCTTTGGCATCTGCTATGGCTTGCACCTTTTCGGCAAGCGTGGTGGCTTGTGATATGGCTTCCGTCACACTTTCCTTGAAAAGATCCATTGCGGACTTTGCGCCCGTGATCTCATCGTATTGCATATTCAGGGAAATAAGGTGGTTTCCCTCGCCCTCTGTCAATGTTCCGGCTTGCTTCTTCTGGTTCATTTCCGCAATCTGGTTTTCCAGATATTGTTTGAATGAAGCACCGCCTTTCAGCAAGTTTGCAAACTGTGTGTTCGCCACATCTTCGCCCAGATTCCTTACCCAGCGGAAATACAACTCATACTGCTGTTTCTTGTAGGCAATTTCACCGTCAAACAGCTTGTTTTGTTCTCTCTGGTAGCTGGTATTCTCAATGCTTCTTCTCTCATCGAATCCCTCTTGCTCCGTTGCAGTCAATCCGCCTTTTCCGGCTGCTTTACGGGCTTTCTCCAGTTCCCTTTCCTCACGGTCTATGCGATCCAGATTCTCTTTATGCTGTAAGTCCAACAAGGCTTTCCGTTTCTCATACCCATCTTCCATGATAGAGATCCGTGCCTCTTCCAGCTTGCGATCCGCTTCCAGTTGCTTATCTCTCAAAGGATCTGCATTATTAGCCTGTTTGGTGGAAGTCTTTGGCAACCTCGCTTCAAGTCCGTTTATGGTTTTAGTCAGTTCCTTGTATTTGGCACTGTTGATAACCACATTGGAACGCTCTTCTTTTAGCTGCTTGATACGCTCGTTTATGCCCGATTCCGTGTTAAGGTTGGCAGTCTTGGTGTCCCTTGCGCCCGTTAGCTCATCCATCAGCTTTTTAAGGCTCTGTAGTTCCGTTGTGTCCGCCTCAACCTTGACTTTCTTTGCATTGAGCGTATCAATTTGTGTTTGGGTTTCCTGTATCTTCTTATCAAGCTCTTCAAAGGACATACTTACATAGTCCACGCTGTCAGTTACTGGCGTGGCATCCTTTGGGGAAAAATAGGCACTAAGGCTATTATCAACTTGGTTAATAGCCTCGTTCATTTCCTTAGCCTTGTTGATCTGTGAGGTAAGGTAGGATTCAACTATACCCTTGAATCCTGCTATCTCCGCATCGGTGGCTTTTGTCGCTGCCTTTGTGGAGTTCAATATGCTTGCTACTACATCATTGTATTGCTTGGTGAAAGCATCCCCGGACATGGAAGCCAGTAATTTTGCGTTATCCTCAATCTGGCTTCTTATGGCTTCCTGTACAGCACCTCCCATGTTCCGTATGTTTTCAGAGGCTTCATATATCGGCACTTCGTATGAATCTCCACCAGTGCTACGGTTCGTTATCGTCTTTGTCTTTCCAGTGTCATAGCTTGCATTCCCCAGATTCTTTATGAAGTTTGCATAGTTTTCATCCGACTTCTCCAGATATTCCTGTAGTTCCTGCTCGACATACTTAGCCTTGATTTTTTCGGCTGTAGTCTGCTGGATTGCGGCTGTCAGTTCTGCATACTTCAACTTTTGCTCATCAATGGTGGCATTCTCATCCAGCAAGGTTTTGTTATACTCCTTGCAAATCGCATTCACCTTGCGAATGGCATCACCATGCGTTTTTGTACCTTTCTCTGTGTTGCGGAGAATGGCAAACAGCAAATCCAGATTATCAATCTGCTTTTTGGTGGTGTCCTGAAATTCTCCCATTGCATCGGTGGCTTCCTCTTCGGAGCTTTTGAACAATGTGAGCGCACTAACCAGCATCCCAACCAGTGAAAGAATCCACCCGATAGGATTGCTCTTCATGGAAGCCCAAAGAGCTTTCATTGCAAGGGTGGCTTTCTTCGTGATTGATGTTAATGCAGTCGTAACAGCCCCCTGTGTAGTCTTTGCCGCTGTGTCCGCAACAGAAGCGGCTGTAGCCTGTTTTGTGGCTGTAGCCTCCAACTGCTTGCGTTTGGTGTATAAGTCCGTTTGAGCGGCTAATGCGGCTTTTCTGGCGGCACTCTGGTTGTCCTGTGCTGCCTCCAGTTTCTTTTCAGCCGTTGCAATTCTGGTAGCATCCCCGGCTTGCCTTGCCCAATACAATTCATACCTTGCCATTTCGGTTGCTTGCATGGCAGAAACAGCCGTTTGTTTGGCGGATTCCATCTTTTGTGCTGCCGCCTTGACATCGGTACGCATAGCCTCCAGAGTGGCGGCATTGTTCCTTTGCTTCGCTGCCACTTCTTGCTCCAGAGCGGCACGATATACGGCACTTTTAGCCGATAGGTCGGTTTTGCTAAGTGCTTCCCTTTGCTCAACCGTCAATACAGAGGTAGCCACTGCCTCATAATTGGCAGAAGAGGTGGTGAGGTTAAGGTTTGATAAGTATTCCTGCTGTTGGGCTGTCAATAACTGCTGTATGGTGGCAATACGGAGTTTCTTTACCAGATTGGCTTGCTCTTCCGCTGTAAGCTCCTTTTGCAATGCGGCAACATGAGCCTGTTGTGCGGCTGTCATAGCCTTTGTTTGGGCTGCTGTTTGTCCCGTTATGTTGGCTTCCGCTTTCAGTAGGGCGATCTTAGCCTGCTTAACGGTATTGTCTATCATGGCAACACCCGTGTAGCCCTTTGTTGCAAGGGTATTCAGCACGATTGCCGCTTTATAGCTTCCGTAAGCAATGGTAACAGCCTGTACGATACGGATAATCTGATCCATATTCTCCACAAGGTCTATCGCACCCTGAATAGCCCCAGTGAACAAATCCTGATTATCCTGCCCGATCTTGTTGAGCGCACTATCCCAAGCATCGCCCAAGTTGGAAAGCATACCAGTAAGCGACTTACTTTGCTCTTGCATGAGGTTGAAGTAAATACCGCCCTCACTGGTCATGTTCTTAAATGCCTTTTCAACTTCCGGGAATCCAACTTTTCCCTCCGTTACCAGCTTGTTCAGTTCCTGCCTGTCTGCGTTAAGCACCTTTCCCAACTCTTCATAGATAGGAATACCACGCCCGGCAAACTGGCGAATATCCACCGTGTATGCCCTGCCTTGCGATCTCAATGTGCCATACAGATAGATAAGATCACCAAGTGGCGCACTCACACCAGAAGCCACATTTCCAAGCATCACGATCTCATCTACCACGCTTTCCACATTCGAGCCGAAAGCAAGCATCTGTTTTGCGCCTTGCGCTATGCTGGTAAGGTCAAACGGAGTTCTGGCGGCTGTATCTACCAGTTGCGACATAAGCACCTGTGATTTTTCGGTACTTCTCAACATGGTATTGAAAGCCAGTTCAAGTTGCTGGAACTGCCCACGCACTTGCACTATGCTTTGCACAAGGCTCATCATTCCTTGCCCAACAAGGTAGGAAACAATATATCTCGCTCCGTTTTGCGCAAAGGTCAGAAACGATTGCTCCATGCGGTTTGCTTCCAGCACGGCATTATCAGAAGCGTTTTTGATATAACGCCCCATCGCTTCGCTTGATACCTTGAAATCATCTATATCAAGAGTGGCTTTGAATGCTAATGCTCCACCTATATTTTCCATACTAAATTAAACCTTTGACATAGTTCTTAATATCTTCTTTCGTTTTGAGTTCCCTATGGATAACCTTGCCTCCCTGCGGTGGTTTCGGAAACCCGTTCTCATCCGTTTCTGTTTTCGGCATCGGCTTAGTCTTTGCCATATCCGCCAACATGATCTCTACATTCATCCAAGAGATACCCCAGAGCAAGTAATCATAGCTCCAGCCGAATAGTTTCAGCAATTCCGCACGATTACCCCACGGGCTGTTTAGCCCTGTTACTCTATCATATCCGCTCTGCTCTTCGGTTTCGTTGTCCCTACTTCCCGTATTGATATGATAGAGGACGTAAAACCCCCGGCATTCATCATCTGGCTTATCACATCGGCAAGCTGCTTCAAGCGTGGTACGGTCAGATGCTCAATGAAGAAGTCACGGAGTATCTTTGTCTGTTTGCTTACGGGATTGGTGATTGAGCCGTTGTTGATTACTGCAACTGCGGCTATCTCTGCCATGAGGGAAATGTACTTGAAATACTTCTTAGCCTCTTGCGTGGGCTGTTCCTGTATCTTTTCCTCATTGAGTTCTATTTGTAGGTACAGTTTCCTCAAATAGTCAATAGTACCCAGATAGAGCGGCTTTACATGGAACTGGCGCATATACACCTCAACCATCTTGCCCTTATCGGTGTCCGGCAATTCCATCACAGAAACATTCCAATCTTTCGGAATCCGCCTGTCATGCCATACCTTGACATGGTTAGGGAAATGTTTGTTCCACCAGCGTACCCACTTAGGAGGCTTTACCGGGTTAATCTTCAAAGGCACGGAGAATTTAACTCCCATCTGAATTAGTGCCTGTATCGCTTGCTCTTCTATTTCAAGCTGTTGTTCTCTTGTTAGTTCTTTGGGCTTTTCTTCCATAGACATTGCTGTTAAAAAGAAAGCCCCCTACGTTGCTTGCAGGAGGCTTTCCTGTTACATTTAAGCATCAGGATTACGCTTTAGTCGGGTCGGTCATTGCCTCATCAACCTGTAACTCCGCTTGATACTGGATAGTCAGAGGAACAAGGCAGATACCCGTCTTTGAGTAAGTAATCTCAAACTTCGGAATGATACGGACATTGGCGCATCCAACGAAAATACCCTCTTCGGGCTGCTGCCAAATCGCCCATTCTTTGTAAGGCAACTTCTTCGGTCGTGTCCATTTCCTTGATCCTTTCTGCCCAGAGATAGTACCACCGAAGTATCTTGAAAGCAATTCCAGATCAGGATCCATCAGAGAAAGGTTTACCGTTGTTTCGGTTTCGCCTACCTGTGTAAGTTTCCTGTTGGAAGTTTCAGACTTATGTACGGTGGTTTCCGGGTCGGAATCCACAAGCTGACAAGTGTCCTGATACACATCGCCAAGATCTAACCAATCCGTGCCTTTGGCTGGCATAGAGCCATCTTCTTTTGCTTCGGCTACATAGATCTTCTTTAAGCCCATTGCTGTATATACTGGCATAGTCGTAAAAATTTATTGGTTCAACTTCTTTTCTCTTACTGTTATCTCTAAAGCGATAGAAACAAAGTGTTCGTTATGTTCCGGCTCTTTGATAGGGGGATTGATCAAACCGATATTCCAGTTGTAACCGCTCCCTTTCTCGTAGTGGTTCTGAAGCACTGCAATCACTTGTTTCCTTATCGCTATCAGTCTTTGGTAGTCTATCCTATACACGGGTGGATTCTTGCGCTTGCTCACTATGTCCGGCACATGAATGTTTACGTTGATTTGCCCGAAACGCACGGATTCCTCACCGTCTATCGCATGGGGTACTATAATCACATCTTCTTTGCTGTAGTCGTTACGCTCGTAGTCAATGCTGCCTGTAATCATGGTTTTTACCTCACTTTCCATCAGCATTTGATACACCCGTACCGCTATTTCTTCCGTTGTAATCATAACACACCTCCGAATAATTCATTTGCCTTTGCCTTAGCTTTAGCCATAAGCGTATTCATGGCGGCTGGAAAATCCTTTTTTGCTTTCAATTCCGCTGGCAGAATCACATTGTACCCCTTAGCCTCAACGTAGGCTGCGTAATTCATTCCGGCTACTATAATGAGAGAGAAAGCATCCGGCAAGCTGTTAGCCATCTGCATAGCCACATTAAGGCTTGCTTTAGCCCCCTCATTGTTAGGCTGGTTTTCCTCACTAAAGTATTCCAGTTTCTTGTTACGCACTATCGCATAGGATATTGAGTTTGTGAGGTTGCCCGTCCTGTCAGTATAGCTGTGCTTCTCCTTAGCGTACTTCACAAGGCTTTCGCCAAGAAACTTCAAAAGGTAGAGTGTAGCGTTTTCAAGCCTTACTTGAAACGCTGCCACCGCCTTTGAAATGACACTGCTATGATTGTTGGTCGGAATTATCCCCATATCTCAATGTATCTTCTGTTAAGGTTATCCACGCCTTGAATCTCGAAAACTGACACCTTGCCATCCTCGCTTGTTATCTGTACTGGCGTTGCAATATCCAGCGTACCTTTGAAGCACTTCGGTATAAGTACATCGTAGGTATAAGTGAATACTTGCCCGTCCGTACCGATTTTCTGTTTGGCTGGCACAAAAGTTTCTATCTGGCACTCACAACCGTTGATCCAGTCGCCCGTTTGAGGCTCTGAAACAATAAATCCGGTGTTCGGATCTCTTTGCCCGTCCTGAATCTCCTTGTATTTGAAAGTACCGTTATATCTCATGGCTACCACCTGTTAGATCCGTCCGTGATAGACGATATTTCCACAAAATCCGACACTTCCAGACCGTTTTCACTGCAAATAGCCTTGATACGGTTCTTTAGCTCATCCACATCATACCCCTGTGAGGATTTGCCCATGCTGTCACTCGTAAGGACAACCAGTTTCTTTAATACCTTGATAGCGGCAATGGCAATAGGTTTCCTATCGGCTTCCGCATCGTATTCGGCATCCAGATCGCCCACATTTGCATCAGCAAGAGCCTTTTTCAATGTGATAGGGCTTACGGTGTACGGTTCAAGTTCACCGATCAGAGCATCGTATTTTGTCAGATTTACCATCTTTAGACCTCCTTGTTAAGAATTTCAGAGAGTGAAGCGGCTTGCTCTTCCGTCAGTTCATCCAGCTTCTTGGAAACGCCTTTTACTCCGGCATTCTTTGCGGCTGGATTGCCGATTTCTTCAAGTGCTGCTTTCACCTCATCAAGTCCGTATTCTTTCTGCTGGAATGAGATTGTTTCAGGCTTCTTTTCATCAGCCTTTCCATCATCCCCATCATCAACAGAAGCGATTTCACACAAACCTCGTTTCACAAGGTCATTCACCCGGCTTAATTCGCTGGTGATAAGATGATCCCCAGACTTGTAGATAGTCTGGTGATCGTTCTTATCCTTGAATGGCTTTAATACTACCAGTTTCATTGGTTATCCCTCCGAAAGATCATCAATGCCCTCAAACTCCTGCTTGGTGCAATAGAAACGCTCGTTTCCGTTTGCATCTGCCGGGATCTCCTTTTCAGTAATGCCCCTTACCTGCATACAGATAATGGCATTAATATCCGTGATGATAGGAAGCAAACGACCTGATCCCTGCGTTACTTCACCTGCCACCTGACCAGTGGATTCACCCGTGCGCCACTTGGCAATACGGATTCCGTTACCAGCGTTCATGTAGTCCACATCGTCCTCTTCCATGAGTTCGCTATCCTCAATAGAGGGCTGGATTTCACCGATAACTCCGGCTGGCTTGATACAGATAAAGTTGTGATTCCACGGCTCAACAGATCCACGCTTACCGTCCTTATCCTGTCCCATCTTACGGGTAATAACCGTAACATTCGGGATTTCGTTTTCACCCAAAAGGGTTTCCAGTTCGGTTTTGGTGACGGTTTGAGCCTGTTTGTCGTTACCGTGTACCAGCAAGCGTGTGGTTTGATCCATACGCAACCAGTAGTACAGATCTTGCGACATCAGGATTTCGCCCGGCTCAATACCTCTCTGGCGAAGCTCCGCACACAGAGCGGCAAGCATCAGCACGGGTTTAACCTTTCCTGCCTTGGTGTTTGCCGTAGTCCAGTTGAAAGCCGAAATGAGCTTGTTAGCCTCATCCATGCGGTAATCAATCTCGAACTCACGACCGCCCGGATTGTTGATAGCTGGCTTGAACTGTGCGACACCCCAGTTGGAGAATGCCATAAGCGCAATGAAGTCCATGACATCCTTGCAGCCCAGATAAGCATCCTGCAAATCGGCTTTGAGTGTCTTTTCAATCTCCCTAACCTTTTGAGCATCCGAAAGACGGGGATTCTCGTACACTTCCATCAGCTTGCGATAGGTACGGGCGGACATAAAGAACTTGTGTCCCACACGGGGGATCTCCTTAGTCCAAATATCGAAGCCGTCAGAGCGTCTTTGAGGGGTAGGTGATTCATCAGCCAACAGCGTAGCCATGAAACGAAGCCGATACTTACCCATGATACCCTCCGCTGTCAGCGACATTTGAGGGGTATTGTAGGTAAACCAGTTATCGGAATACATCTTCTGGAACAAGGCTACTTCTCTTTCAGAAGCCTTGTCGAAAGCCTTGCGCCACGTTGCCAGAAAGTCAATAGGTCTGCCATCCTTGTACAGCCCTTTGAGTTTTGAATAAATTGATTTCATACGTTAGCCTCCTTTCTTTAGAATGATTGAGTGAGTTTAACGTGTGGATTTGCTTTCAGGAACTTGCCTGTAGCATCTTTCTGGCTTGCCGGGATAGGCGGAACACGCCTTTCATACATTGCGTATTGCATCGTGTCAGCCGATACGTCAATACCAGTTTCAAACTCTTTCACATCCACATCGTAGATAGTTACAGCGTTTGCCTCACCGATTTCAGCGGCATTGGAAGATTTCTCTACAACCTCCACCAGCACATCATCCTTTGCAAGCCCGGAGATCTCACCAGAGAGCGTGATAACATAGTTCTCGTTCTTTTCTTCAATCTTGGTAATGGAAACAGCAGAGGCAAAAGTGCCAGAGATAGCACCAGCCTTAGCCACCTTATCACCAACAGCGAAGATCGGAGCGTAGAACTCATCCACCAGCAGGCGGACAATCTTCTTATCATCGCTATCTACCTCAACCACCTTAGCGGTTTTCAACACGCTAACAAGCCGGGTTTGCTCATCATAGATCGCAAGCGTTCCAGCCGGGATCATATCGCCAACATTGAAACGCTGTTTGGCAACATCCAGATTGAAACCTCCTTGCACGATAGAGGGCGCACCCGTGAATATCGGGCGTTCCCCTGTAAATGAGTGGGTTTTCCTTTTCATTGCGATTGTTATTTAACTGTGATTGATTCCAGCAAGCTATCCGCAGCCTCATCTATCTGTTTTTCGCTTGCTGCCTTTGTACCCTCTGAATCATCAGTAACCAGACCTGCCGTAATGAAGTCTTGTTTGAGAGTTGTTACAGCCTCTTCCACATCCTCATCATCAGAAATGGATTTGGCGAAACGGTCACGGAACTTAGCCGGAATGTTGTGCTTTGCCATAGCAGCGTTGATTTCTGCCATGCGCTTTGCCTTGTTTTCGTCAGCCTCATACTTAGCCAACTTCTCTTCCAAAGCCTTAATCCGCTTCTCATTCGGATCATCCTTTTTATTGTCGGGGTCGTCAGTTCCGCCTTTGTTCCCTTTCTTATCGGGATCATCATCTTCACCGCCTTTGCCGCCTTTGTTCGGATCATCCTTTTTCTTGTTAGCCCATCTGGTAGCCTCACCTTGACTTTCCTTAGCCACGTCAGCTATCAGGTTTGCCGTTGTTTCAATCGCCGCATCATCGGTCGAATCATCCTCAATGCTGCCACCCATCTTTTCGGTTATCGCTTTAAGGTACTTCTCCGATAAACCAGTGTCCTTACACAAGCCTTTTACTTTTTCAAAGAGTTTCTTATTCATACTTGAATTGCATTTATAGTCCGTTAATATGTGACTTCTACGACTGCAAATATAGAAAATAATTCCGTAGAAATGTGTTCATAGAACACAGAAAATTTACTTGGTTAATGTATTTATTTTCTGTGTGTTAGAAAATAAGTTAGAATTTTACAGAAAAAATCTCCGAAAATTATTTGGTATATTACAAATAACACACTATATTTGCACTGTGTTTAAGGAACACACATAATAAGAATAGCAACATTAAAAAGATTTCGGATATGACTAAAAAAGAATTTGAAGAGAGAACGGGATTAAAGGTAAAAGAGGATAGCTACTCTGAAATAGAAGAGTGCTATATGAATACAGACCTCGACAAAGATCAGTTCTGCAAGCTGTGGATAGAAAACCCTACCGCACTGAAAGAAATTGAGGTAAAAACAAGATTGGTTCGTGAACTGTACGAAGAGCGCAAGAGCCTTGCAAACTTCTTGATTGATCAGGCTGAAAAATGGAGTGCATCAGACTTGCGAGAAAAAGCAATCGCCATGATAGGTGAAAGGGAATATCTAAGGCGCAAGATTGCCAGAGGATATAACCTTTGGGATGCCGATAAAGAGTTATTGGATAACATTCTAAGGAAATAAGATTATGAGCGCAAAGATAGTTTATGTGGTTTACGGATCACGTTCAGAGATTAGCCAACTTATCGCCTTTCTGGTATCTGGCGAAATGTGCTTTCACTACAGCGGAGAATACTTGTATTTCAGCTATGACCCAACGGAGCTTATCAAAGAGGCAGGAATGGATCTCAAAGTAGATATTGAGCATTGGAGTATGCTTTGCTTTAACTTCAAAGATGCACCCAATAATGACTAACTTATTAAAACAAAAAGATATGGAAGCAACAATTAAACAAGTACAGGAAATAGTATCAGTTCTCACAGAGGAACAACAGCAGCTATTGAAAGACACTATCAAATACGGTGCATGGGGTGATGCAGATATGGAATTTCTGGATGAGAACGGGAATATAGAAACAGTAGGAATGTATGGCTATTGTACCAATGATGCAAAAGAAGCCGGGCATTTTTCGGGTAGAAAGGTTGCCGCAATGTTCCGATCTATCTACAAAAAGCTATGCCCGGCAAACCGAAACCAGACAGGCAGATATATTTCCCACTGTAACGACTGGTGGGGTGATGGTTCAGGCGACATGCTGTTTATCAGACATAGTTGCTATAGAGCCTTTGAAGAGTGGGCAAGACAATAACAAAACGGGTGGGGAAACCCACCCTTAACCAATAAATGCAACATCGAATATGAATAATCTAATTTACATCAGAGTGCTACAGCACGATAAGAACGACCAGATACGCATAGGCGAAGCGTTTCCAGCTACAGACTTGAATAAGGTAGAAAAGGACATAATAGCCCAATATGAAGCAAAGTGTGCTTGGTGTGGTGGCTTCAAAGTGGCGTGTGAGAGATACTACAAACGCATTGCGATCGTCAATGCCGTTAATCTTGGAATAATGCGATTGATTTACAACGAATAATTTATAGCTATGGGAATACTGAAAAATGCAATAATGGAGGCTCTAAGAGAGCAAGGTGTAAAAGCGGAATGGGTAGGAGAAAAGCCCAGAGTGTTGAAAACGGCTGCACAAAGCAAGTATGATGATTTGCGAAAGGTGGAGCGGAACTATACCAGAGGTGTACACAACTCAAGAAAGGAGGCAAACAATGATCAGCCCTGAATTTAGGCAGCATATAATAGATTTCCTCAATACTCCAGACGAAGTGCATATAAGGAGGATCGTTGCCACATACAAAGAAAAGTTCCCGGCTATGGCTTCTATTTGTGCCATTACCCACTGTGAAATGGAAGAAGCGTATAAGATATACGACCAGTACAAACAACAATTAGAATCAGAAAGAAATGAAGCGAGCGATTAACACAATACCCAGAAACGAATACTACGAACTGTTGAGCGAAGCAGCAAGCAGGATGCGCAAGAAAATAAACCGTTTGATTGGCGAAGAGGAATCTATGCAGATGGTTTGCGAAAACAGAGAAGAGTACGAGAAAGCCGAAAGGCACGACTTCAACGCAAGGGCTTTGCTCATAGCTCTGGATGCGATAACTAAATCACCTAACCAATTCAGAAAGGAGATAAACCATGAGGGGCATAACGAAAGCAGCCAAACAAGCAAACGGTAAAAGCCAGTCATGCGTAAAATGCCCTTTGAAAAACAGCAGAGGTATATGCTTACCAGAATATCAACGGGTATGCTCCGATGCTTTCATAGAGGGATTCAAGAAAGGCGTAAAATGGCTACAACAAAAACAAAAGGATGAATTATGAGATACACACTAAGGAAACAGGACAAAATAGCTTCTGCATATAGTGAAGCCTATTTGAAAGGACACATCATAAAAAGCCTTGATTCATATTTTGGCAACACAAATGATGATCGCATAATAGACGATATTTCACAAGAGGGATATGTGAGCAAAACAGGAGAAGATTATCCAGTATTAATGATTAACGATGTAGCGGATTATAATTCGATGTTGGAGTTTGTGGTGCTAAGACAAACATACGATGTATTGAATTTATCATTTTTAGGACGAATAAAAGGATAAGATATGGACGAACAATACGAAAGCATTAAAAATAAGCTAAAAAAGCTATTGGCACTTGCAGAGCAAGGTGTGCAAGGTGAAGCCGATAACGCCAGAAGATTGCTTGAGAAACTATGCAAGGAGTACAGCGTATCTATTGAGGAGCTATTGGATGAAAATCAACTAAAAAGATATTGCTTCGATATTGGTAGAAATGCTATATATAAGGATCTATTCGTTCAATGCTATTGCAAGGTTTCCCAAAAAATATCATTGAGTTTTTATCAGGAATCAAGAAGCCAAATATCGGTAGAAATGACGGCTCTTCAATATGCAGAGCTTGTGAGCCTCTTTGAATGGCATAAAGCGAACTTCAATAAGGATTTGGAGGACATGAAAAAGAATATCCTACTCGCATACTGCCGAAAGCATCATCTTTACAGCGATGTCAAGCCAGATAATGATAATGACAGAGAGCTAACGGATGATGAGCGTAAACAGCTTATCAAAATCATGTTCATGCAAGAGAGCCTGAATGATAATCAATATCATAAACTTTTAGAGCAAGTAGGCAGGAAATGAAAACACTGTTTATTGATGTGATGCTCAAAGGCAGATTTGTTGCCACATTGCGCTACAGGTATTGCCCGGCTTTCCCTCTGGATATTGAAGAGCTATCAGCGTTTGTGGTTAGCAAACTGCCTACTTTGAGAAACAAACCGTTTAACATAGTATTTTGATATGGCACAAGAAAGCATAGATGATTTTATCCAGATGGCTAAGGATTACGCCAAAGCAGAAAAAGATTTGGAGGTTCAGCGTTGGGTATTTGTTAGCTTTGAGCGAATAGACGAACAAGGAAACTATGTACGGCTATTCAGCTATGATTTACCCCGTGAGATTTACGATCGCAAAAGGTGGGTGATGGAATGGAGAAAGGCGAAACTTGTTTGCCAATACCCGAAAGGGCGTGTACGATACACCTTGCATTTCTATGATAAGCGTTTAGGACTTGATCTGAAAATGAATGAGGATCTTAAAAGGCTTCTGGCTGCAAAAGCGCAAGTAACAAGGGTTAAACGAAAGATTGAGGAATATGTGGCATACAACAAAGCTCACAACCTCTTTTTTGATGAGCGCACCGATGCCGATTTACTAAAAGCCCGTGATAAACTCCGGGCAAAAATAGCCAATGTACAGGAAGCGGAAGAAAGGATGAAATTAAAAATCAAACAACTACAATAGAAAGATTATGACCTACGACATAATACTGATAACCGTTCTTATAATTAATCTGATACTAAGTATGAGATTATCAATGAAATTCAATAAAACAAAGAAAGCTATTAACGAACTAATTAAGGAGGCAAGAAATGAACAAAGAAACGATTGAAAAGGCGATAGACGCACGATTAGATGAACCGGATAACCAGTGGGACGGTATATTTAACAGCGGATATTGCAGAGGCTTTAGAGAAGCCGCACTCTGGCGCATTAACTCTGTGTGGCACGATGCAAGCGAAAAGCCGGAATCCGGGGAAAATGCTCTTATAGAAATCGAATATGATAACGGCATTAAGGATTACATATTACCCCTGCGAGGGGATCACCCAAACGTGATTACGGATGAACAGGGAATTTGTTTCTTATTACGTGATGCAAAGATAATCCGCTGGGCATACATTAAGGACTTGATCCCGGAACTTGAAACAAAGTAGAATTTATAAAAACAATAGGAGGATTGAATTATGAAAAGAAGTGAATTTGAAATAGGCGAATTTCTGTATGGAATCCCGTCAAGTGAGGAATCAGCAAAGTACAACCCGGAAGATCAAAGGGTATTCATTCATAATGGATATGTAAGTGGTGATGGCTATGGCAAGTTGATTGGCTGGAATGACGGTGTAATCAAGAAAAGTACGGGATGGGGAAACTTCTGTTGGGGTGGTAATGTAAGGAAAGCAACAGACGAAGAAAAAGAGCAATTTATGAGAGCATTAATGAATCAGGATATTATAAAATACTATTGAGAGTAATAAAGTTTGTTATATGTAATATAATTCGTATATTTGCGTTCAATAAACACAGTAATAATGAAGCAAGAATTTAAGGTTATCCATGTAGAACTAAGAGAGCCGTACAAAGGAAAGATTCACTACTACTTTGGCTCAAAGGCAGCGATATATGACACGTTGCCGGAAGAACTGGTAGGAATAGCCAAAGAAAGCCTTTGGAATGTGGATCTTTCCAATGGGGAATACTCAAACAAGCATTGTATTATTCGGATGGGGAAACTCAAACGGAAACAGCAATCAAAGAAAGGATCGTAATATGGAAGATGAGAAAATCAAGAGAATGTGCGAGGAAAGCGCAAATAATTTCGCCATTGCATTTGAAGAGTTGGCGAAAAGCATTGCTGAAACTGACAAGGAGTTTCATTCACTCATGGATTCCGCTATTGATTCCGTTATGAAACAATCCATTGCGGACGCATTCATTAAAGAAATGAAATGGCTGGATAAGCTGGTATCTTCTCACTGGTTCACACGATGGTATTACCTAATGAAATACAGGAAAGCGAAGTACGCCAGAATACAGGCAGAGAGGTATTATAATCAAAACTTCAAGTGATATGTTAGGAGCGATTATTGGCGATATTGTAGGATCACGGTTTGAGTTCCACAATACAGACAAATACGATTTTGAAATGTTCACCGATGAAAGCACTTTCACGGATGATACCATTTGCACCATTGCGATAGCGGATGCCATAACCAAAGGCACTGACTACAAAAGCAGTTTGCTTGAATGGTGTAGGAAATACCCCACTCCCAAAGGTGCATACGGTGGCAGCTTTGCCCGTTGGATATTTTCAAGCGATCCGCAACCTTACAATAGTTTCGGAAATGGATCGGCAATGAGAGTTAGCCCGGTCGCTTGGGCATTTGATGGTTTGGGCAAGGTGCTGGAAGAGGCAGAAAAGACTGCAAGTGTGACACACAACCACCCGGACGGGATTACGGGTGCTGTAGCCATTGCACACGCTATCTACCACCTACGCACCACACACGATTTGCCCGGACTTGAAAGGGTAATGAATATATATTATCCACGCTTTATGCTTGGCAATTATTTCTCTGGCGTGTTTGATGAAACGTGTCCGGGTACAGTTCCCGTTTGCCTGAAAATAGTCCGTGTAAGCACTTCATTTGAAGATGCCATAAGACGTGCTATTTCTTGGGGTGGCGATAGTGATACCATAGGCGCAATAGTCGGATCAATGGCAGAAGCGCAATGGGACATACCAGAGGATATGCGCAAAGAGGCTTTCAACAGATTGCCCGTTGATATGCTAAATGCGTTTGGGGATTTCTTTCAGAAACTTAATAACAAGAAAACAATATGA